GAGGCAACCGATGACGTTGTGGTGTGGTATCCACGGCCAGACAACTGGCCAGAAAGGTCAAAGACATGAACCGAGAAGAGTATTTCTGCAAGGCGGCAGCCCGCCAGAGCCTGTTTGCGGCGGTCTGGATCGTCGCCCTAGTGGCGCTGATCGCGTGCCTGGCATGACACACATCGGCTGGATGGTCAGCGAGTCAGGAGTCTGCATCCTGCTCACCAGGCGCCGTGAGGAGATGGAATATTGGGTGAACCTCGGATGCGTTGCAACACCGCTCTATGCGCTGCCCTCTGTGTAACGCACCGACCAGCGTGGTATCAACTCGCCACCAGCCTGACAACTCAACCAGAAGGAGAATGAATTGTTACAACAACCACCGGTTCACCACAATCGAACGACACGTCGATTTGCACGGTCGCTTGACGAAGCCTTCGGCGGAGACGGTTACGCCATCACCCACTACCGCAACAGATGGTCGTGGTTCAACCGAGCCGTTGCCTTCAGTGTCTGGGTACTGGCGATGGCTTACGGGGTGACGCTATGGACCTGAAGAGCCAACTTTTGAGGGAAGAGGGCGCCGAGTCCTGCGCCTACCAAGACTCGCTTGGATACTGGACCATCGGCGTGGGCCGGCTGATCGACTCGCGCAAGGGCGGCGGCCTGTCGAGCGAGGAGATCAACTACTTGTTGGACAACGACATCAAGGCCAAGACCCGCGAGGTACTGTTGGCGCTGCCGTGGATGCCCAGACTGTCCGAGCCGCGTCAGGCCGTGCTGATCGGCATGGCCTTTCAGATGGGCATCGGTGGGCTGCTCAAGTTCAAGCGGATGCTATCGGCGGTTGAGGACGGCCAGTACTTTGAGGCTGCTGCGCAGATGGTGGAGAGCACTTGGGCACGGCAGACGCCAGCACGAGCGCATCGCATGGCACTACAGATGGAGACAGGCGAATGGACCCACTGACCGCAGGCGTCGAACTGGCGCAAACCGTCATCACCCGCATCTGGCCCGACAAGTCAGCAGCAGAGGCCGCGCAGCTTGCCGCTCAGGTCGCCATCGTCCAGGGCCAGCTGGACGTCAACCGTGCCGAGGCATCGAGCCCCAGCGCGTTCACCAGCGGCTGGCGCCCAGCGATTGGCTGGGTCTGCGCGTCGGCGCTGGCTTGTCAATACATCGCCAGGCCGCTGGTCCAGTGGACCGGCATTGTGCTGGATCACCCGCTGCCGACGCTGCCGGGCATTGATGACCATCTTTGGGAATTGATGCTGGGGATGTTGGGCCTTGGTGGGTTGCGCACGTTTGAGAAGACGAAAGGAGTTGCGTCGTGACCGATGAACGCATTGCCGAACTGATGGGGTGGCGTTGGCCGACTAGCCTCCACCCCGACGACATGCTTGCGAAAGTGCGGACCGTTGTACGCGAAGCTGTACGCACTGAAGGGGGTGAGACATTTGCAGACCGATGCAAGCTGGCAACGGACTGCCTGCCCCAGTCACCTTACCGGGTGATGCTGGAGAACCTGCATCGAGAGATGTTGGGCATTAAGCAGAGGGTTGAGTTATGAACGAACGAATCCGAACATTTATGGAAGGGCTGTTCGACGTTACCGTTGACTCTCGCGGAAGGGAGGAATGCACTGCCGACTATATCAACGTGCAGAAGTTTGCCGACCGTATCGTCCGGGAGTGCGCCGAGTTGAGCGTCAACTACGGGGGAAACGTCAAGCTGCTGATCTGTAACCACTTTGGGCTTGAGCCATGAACGAGCGTGCTGCGTTTGAGGCATGGTGCGACGAGAAGTGGGGCAGCAGTGCGCATCTGCACAAGAGCGCCACCAGTGGTGAGTGGGATGCATGGCAGGCTGGGCGTGTTGACCTAGCGCAGGTGGGGAACTGCGGGGAAACGTGCAAGAGGGCCAAGCTCTGCTACGCCTGTTCAAAAGAGTTGGGGGCGCTAACCCGAGGAGACGTTTTGCGCTGCATTGAAACCGACGAATTATGCACGGTGTGGGCTACATCCACATCTGGAAAGACGGGCGTTAAGTGGGCCAGTAACGACTTTGCAGAGTACACGGCAGAGCAGATTGGTGAGTTGTTTTGGATTGAACGCAATGACTGAACCCATAGCATATATGGTTTACACAGAAGACGGTAAATCTGTGTATGTAACCGATAACCCAACCGACATCCAGCAAGGCCAACGAGCTTTGCCGCTTTATACGAAGCTTGAGTGGCAAGGGTTGACGAAGGCTGATGTAAATAAACTCACAAGATTCGTAATTGCGTTCAAGAGTGAGGTTGTGGAGTTTATTAGGGCAGCAGAAGCCAAACTCAAGGAGAAGAACACATGACTGAGACCGAAAGAAACCTAGACCTCCTGCTAGGCGATGCCTTAGCGGAGAACGAGCGACTCAAGTACGAAATCAAACGCCAAGAGATTGTCATCACGCAGTTGCTACTGGCGATGCACGAAGGCGGAACCTTGAGAGTACGCGATGATGCATCCTGACACCGAGTTGCTGATGCACTTAGCATCCAACATAGTGCGCGAGTACCCCAACGGCGTCAGCACGGTCGACATGCACCTGCGCATGGCGATCTCGCTCGACAAGGCCCGCAAGATTCTGTGCTTTGCCCGCAAGGCTCGTCTGCTGGGCGTGGCCGGTAGCGGCGTCACTGCTCGATGGGCGTCGCCTGAGCGAGCAGCAGAGCTAGACGCTGGGCGCTGGACGAAGCGCAAGCTGCAGCACAAGGCGTGCAGGGACCGAAAAACAGCGAGGATCGCTGCCCGCCAGGCCGCATCGGAACTGGCGCCGCGTCGGATCGCCAAACCGTTTAGGATCAACGCACCGAATTCAGTATGGCAACTAGTGGACTTCCCATGCGACCAACTAAAGCGGCGATAGACGCCATCCGCGAGGCCTACATGGCCGACGTCCTGACCATCCGAGCGCACATCCTGGCGCTCAATGATCCGCACTTGGAGGATGCCTGGGCCGGCATCGAGACGTTTGCTGCGGTGGCGTTGCGGGTGATGGCGAAGACCAACCCTAGCAAGCTGCGCAGCGAGATGGTGACTGTGGGGATTTCGGCGCTGCTATGAGCGATCTACTTTGCCGTCGAGCTTGTCGAAGATGCGCCCCAGCAGGTCGCGGATCTCTTTGAGGTCCGATCTGTAGTCGTCCCGCGTCACATAGGTCTTGGGTAGCTCGACCGACAGGCGGGTCAGGTCAGCTTTCAACTCCTTGACCGCTGACCACAACTCCCTTGCAAACCAGCCGGTAACCGCGCAAGCGGTAGCAAGGCCAATGTCGATCAGGTGTTGCGAATCCATCAGATCATCCTTGCGAGCAGTGGCACCGCGCCGCCAGCGCAGGTTGCTAGGGCATCAAGCCATTCTACTCCGTGCGTGGGCGTCAAGCCTGCTCTGATAGCACGTTGGTTAGATAGCCAGTCGAGCACTTCCTTGCCCACTGCGGCTAGCACCACGAGGCCGTAGGCAGCGTCAGGGCGGCGGAAGATCGCTAGGGCGGCTAGGAAGATCAAGCTGCCATAGAAGAAGTGGTTGGCTTTGTCTTCTGGGAGTGAAGGCATTCCCATCACGGCCCCGAGTTAGGGAACGCAGCAGTCGGCGGGGTGAACGTGGTCCCACTAGGATAGCGGCAGATGCCCTTGGTGAAGCGGAAGTCGTCTATGTAGCCGTTGAAATATGGGGCAAGAGGAGCAGACCCAAGATTACCAATAACCATAGGGCTAGCATTAGTATCCGCTGTTAACCCAGTAACATCTATTGTTCCGTTTTGTACGCCGTTGATATATTGACGATTTGTATTGCCATCTCTAACAAAGGCAATATGAATCCAAGTGTTTATAGTTAATGCGCCAGCAGTGCTAACACAAGATTTATTTCCAGCGCCAAGTTGCCTCCAACTGCAAGTCAGTACGCCAGAATTTGCCCAAAGATAAAAATTATATGTAGTGGTTCCGTCGTAGTCGCCAGCAAAATATCCGTTGGCGGTAGCTGACGCGAAGTTAACCCAACATTCAATAGTAAAATCGCTACTACCCAACGTAAGAGCAGACGTTTTACGAGTAGGCATGTAGTCTGTGGCAGTACCACCAAACTTCAAAGCCCCAGTACCATACTTAAATGTGCTGGTACTAATTTGAGAATTCCCCACCGTCTCAAGGTTATTGAGTATCGCGTTGTCAAAGATGGCTGCGTTGCTCATGCCCAGCAGCAGTGCAGTGTTCGTGACTGCGGTCAGTGGCGCTGTGGGGGGTGTGAAGGTCGTGCCGCTGGGGTAGAGGCAGGTGCCGATAACCATACGGGCATTGGAAATATACCCTGTAAATTGACTACCACTATCACCCCATCGCCCGACGCCGACTGATCCTGTGGCTAAGTCTACAGATCCTACAACTGCCAACGCTGCGTTGTTTTGCACGCCATTAAGGTAAACTCGTATGTTGTTACTATTTCTAACAAAAGCAACGTGATTCCAAGCAGTAGAAGATGATGTGGAACTTGTTACTTGATAAGGAGTATTAGCTATGTATATAGTTGCGTTTATTATTCCGGTAGCGCCCCGGCTAATTTGAAACGAAGGAGCAACCCCACTATTATCGTTTTGCCCAATTAAAGTACCCGTAGAAACACTAGATCCACCAAACATCCAGCACTCAATGGTAAAGTCACCAAGCCCCAATCTAAGCGCAATATTGGCAGGAACAGTAAGACCATCCCCCGTCCCATCAAAGTACCCAGACCCACCGTTAGTGGCGACGGCATAGGGGTAGACAGGGGTAAACGGATTGAACGAACCTTGGGTCGTGTTGCCGTTGCGGGTGACGGTAAAGTTGTTGGTGCTGCCGTCTAGGAACGTGTTGTTCTGTGCGGCGTTGACCCCATCCCCGTGCAGGAGCATGGAGACGTTGGCCCAGTAGGGGTCCTTGGCT